CCAGTGCCATAGAAACTTCTCCTTACGTTAATCTTATTATTGCAGCTGAAGTTGTAAATGCTGGGAACTGAATAGTGAATGTTCCTGCAGTTGCAGTTTTAACTCCACCAAAATCTAAAACACAAACCGCATCAGTAGTACCTGATCCACCATCAGTTGTTGTGTTATAAATCAATGCACCTTGAGCAGATAATGTTACACCAGTAAAAGATAAATCAGCAAAGTCAGTAATTGCTATTGCTGAAGATACTTTCACACCTTGGTTAACAAGCGCTGAACCACCCGCAGTATATCCTGACGATGATACTTCATTACTTGTTATATAGTTTTCAGTTGAAGCACCTAGTGTTGCTAGTGATGTATACATCGCTAGTTTGTATGTGTCTGATGATGTATCGAAATCGTGTTTTCCTTGAAGTAACTCTTTTTTAAAAGTGTTACAAATCGCATTAGTTGTTATAGCCATAATATTTCTCCTTTAATAATTTTTTATGGTGACGGTGAAGGTATTTTAACCCTTGGCACACCATCATCAAATTCTGCACGTCTTCTTCTCCCCATTTGTTGGAGAGCGAAATTTTGTATACCTTCAGTATACTTGCTTTTATATAGATTGTACATATCCATAGGTCCTTTTAAAAATGAATATGCTTCGGTTAAAACACCATCCAAAAGCATTCCTTGTTGATATTCAGATAAGTAAGTAGTATTTGAAGATGTAAAACTAGGTGGAGTAATTATGTAGTTTAATTGAACTGCATAAGCTTGGTCTGGAGTTGGAGCAACTACAATAGAACTTTCATCCCAGTTAGCATAATATTTAGGAAGGCCTGTTGCACCACTACCATTATATTCTGTAATAAAACTAGTATCTCTTTTTTCCATAAAAGATCTATCTCCTGTTTGATTTGTTGAATTAAATACTTGAAGAGATCTAATAATTAAAAAATCTTCTGGAGTAATTAAATATCTTTTATTAGCTGTAAAAGATGAAGTTGAATATTTTCTAGTGTCATCGTAATCAACTGCACCTGCAACACTTAGTTCTGTGTTTCTTATAAATTGTCCAATAATAGTATCTGTTAAAACATTACTATCTACTTCAGTGTAGTTACGAACTTGTGTTAAAAAATCTGAATAAGATATAGCCATTATGTAATACTCACTGTTACTGTACCTAGTTGTGCGTCTAACTCTCTTCTTCTATTTTGTAAGGATGGATCAGCTGGAATCATTAAACTTGTTCCTTGTGTTATAAAAGCAAATTGTCCTGGTAAAGTTAAATTTGCAGTCATCATTCCTTGACCTCCTGTCGATGCTACTGCACCGTTCACGACTGTCGGTTGTTGAAAATCTTGTGATCTAGTATTTTTTAACGCAACTGGGTCTGCTTTGTGATAAGGGGGATCTAATTGTGGATGTTTAGGCTCATACTCTGAAATATGAACTAACGCACCCGTCCACTCTTTAACCATTTCTCTATAGGGAAAAGCTTGGCCTGATCTATCAGAAATCGCTTGTGATCTACTACCTCTTGCCCAAGACATTATATACCATCCCCAAAATAAGTTTGAGGTGAAATATAAACTGAAGTTCTTGAACTATCTTCGTTTAGAGCTCTAAGTAATTCATCTTCGTATAATTGTTTTAAAACTTGTATTCTATCTGGAGCTCTTTTTTGGGATAAATAAAATGCAAGACCTGAACACATACAAGGTAAGAATCGGTAAGCAACATCTGCAGTATTGGTAAACGAACCAGCGTCCTCGATTCTATTAATACTATAAAATTTTAAATAAGTATAAGTTGATGCATCGGGTGCAACATATAAACTAATTGTAGGATCTATTTGTCTATTCACATAATATTGTGAAGGTTGTCCTGTTGCTAGTTTATTAGGTAAAGCTGAATATGCAGATCTATCAATTTTAGTTAGTGCAATGTCATTTGTTGTTGGTCCATCTGCAGCTTGAGCTGTTGATGAAATGTAAGCTTCTAAAACATCATTAACATTTGTTGGAACTGTGTATGTTGCTACACCTGCTGTTAGTTGTTGTTCGTTTAATTGAACTTTCCAAAGGTGAACACCTCTGTTTCCCCACTCTGAAAATAAAAGATTTAAACTACGTCTTGCACTTCTTATATCATTTCCACTATTCGTTCTTAAGCCGCATCTCTCGTATGCTTCTTCTATAATATCATCAATCTGTAAATCGAACGAAGTAGTTCCTGATGTAGCCATAATTCATTATACTATATTAAGTCTTTGATGTAATCACCACCTTTTGTGATTTCGTAATTTTGGCCTGATTTCAAAGACTCATCTTGTAAGCCCATGCCAGAAGTTCTAGCTGCGCCGTAACCTTGGTGTGAACCACCTTTAGTATAACCCATAGGTCTTTGCATCATGCCACCACCCATTTTTTTAGCATTATCTTTTATTTCAGTTTTTGTTCTTGGGTCGCCAATTTCTGAATCTTCCAGTCCTGATTTTTTTAATCTAGCTCTCGCTGTTTGTTGAAATCTTTCTTCCGCCATAGGGTGTTCAAAAGATTTTTTTGAAGATTTTTTTCCATCTCCAAAATCAATTTCACCAGAATCCATCATTTTACTAAAACCAATTTTTTTATATTTAAGTTTTTTAGCTTCTTTTTCTCTATTTTCTTTTGTTGACATAAGAATCTCCTAATAATATTTATATTCTTTTTCTAATTTTGTAATATTATAATAACATACTAAAAGACACCTTTAAATCCTAGGCCTCTAATAGCAGCTCCACCACCTCTAACTTCTCCACCTTCGTTAAAATTAGGTTTAACTTTTTCTTCTTGAAGCATCTCGTTTAAAGCTCTATCTTTTGCTTTTTGTTGACCTTCTTTTTTTGTTTTAGAATGTAATTGAGTTTCTTTAGAATCTTTATATTTATTATATTTGTCCATTGCTTTGTCGCCAAAGTAAGAAACATCTACTAAATCTTTCTTTTTTTTCTCATTCATAAATAGAAAACCGGCTTCTCCACCTATTTCAGCCCCTTTTTCTTCTATAAGTTTTCCCTTTTTTGCTTTCTCCGGAAAACCTTTTTTCATGTTACTATATGAACCTTTAGAAATAGTTGAATCTGCTTTAGATCTTGAAACCCCAAGCTTACGTCTTCTGTTTATATTTTCGTAAAGACTCATAATAATCCTTTTTTAGTGGCCACCTTGCTTATATAAAAAGCCGTTTTCCGTTATAACTACTTTAATTATATCACTTCTGATTATTAGATGCTAGACCTTAACCTTTTTGACAATAGGCTTTTTCTTTAGTTTTTTAACTATAATTTTTTTTTTTTGATCTCTTGCTCCTCTTAATTGTCCATTAATCTGAGCTGTCATTGATCCTCTAGTTATTGCCATTATAAATCTACTGCCTTTCCTATTATTGGTTTATACTTAGTTTTACCATCTTCCCTGAATGCATGCAAGAATTGTTTTCTAGGTTTATCTTCAATATAACTACAATGACACCATCCGCTGTTAGGCTCTCCTTTTTTATAGAACTCGAGAATCATTTGATCAAAATCTAAATTTTTATATATCCAGTCACAGAGTTCAGCATTATCGACTCCTGGACATTCGAAATCAACGGCTTCCGCATCGCAGTGCTGACTATTAACTGAGCTACCTATTGCAACTGATAACTCTGGGGATCTATAACACGATGTCACAACCACAGGACCAAAATGATCTCTTACGGGTTGCAAAATATTATCACAAAGTAATTTTAATTTTTCTATTTGATTTGAGTTAGGGTTATTGTCTATGCCCTTACGGACAGCAGTGTCCGATTTGATTAATTCTTGAAGAGTGAAGTTACGTGATAAGTTCATTATTTAGTTCTAACTGAATCAATGAAATTATATACTCTCCCGAATTGCTTATCAATAGACATCAAGTCAGACTGGATCATAGTTACTATTAACTGAAGTTCTATAAGTGTGACTAATGTCCATGTAGCTAATCCCATTAGTATTGTACCAAGTAATCCAATTAATAATGTGTTAGTTTTTCTACTCACCTAGTAGGTCCACCAAATAATGCTAAAATACAAATAGCCACAATTAATAAAGCTGTGAACTTGTAATTCATATCTCCTGGTTCCATATAGGCACCCTCCATTATTGGCACGATAAACACTCGTCAGAATCAGAATCTAATTCTGCTAAAGCTTCTTCTTTACACTCTTGACTACAAAAAATATCTAATTCGTCTTTAGATTCAAATTCTTTTTTGCATTGCTTACATTCTTTTTTCATATCTTACTTCTTTTTTTTACATTTACATCTAGGCCCTGCTATTTTTTTAGCAACCCATTCACAGATATCATCCATCATTGAGAAAAAATTATAACAAATCTTATCTATCATAGCCTTAAAATATATAGTTAAATAAATTAATAAAAAAAATAATGATAACACAACATAAATAACTATATCTACAGTATGCCAATATATTTTAAGCACTACTTTTTAGCTATTTTATCTTTGTTTATGCCTTTTTTAATGATGTAATCTTGAGTACCATTAGCACCTGTCTCAACTTCTTTTTTTAATAATTTAAAAAGATTCATTTCTTTAAGCTTTCTTTCAGTTTGCTTTAAAAAACTTTCTATTACTTTGCTATCTCTCATTAGCACTTCCATCTTCTTCTAGCTTGTCTTAGTCTAGAATTAGGATCTTTAGCTGCTTTTGTAAACTTCTTCATTTGTCCTAAACTTCTTGCACAATAAGACTTTCTTCTTGCTGCTCTTTTCTTACCAGGACTATCTTCTGTAACTGCTGTAGTTAATTTACTTCCAGGGTTAGCTCTTCTATATGCGGCAACACCTGCGGTAGTCATTCCCGCCCCGCTTTTAGTGGAACGGAAATTCTTTTTATTTCTAGGTGGCAT